CCCGAGCAGCCCGCCGAACCGCAGAAAACCGCCAAACCGTCTAGTCTGTTTCGCAGTAATCCGCGCCCCGCTGCGCTAACCCATTGATATCACTCAATACCGTTGTCGCATAACAGTGATTACGAGACGTAAGGCCGTCTAACCCTTTGATTTCCGGCTCTTTTCGTCCGCCCAGGTGAATACCACGTTCGCCCCGAGATCGCCCGCCAGCTCGACGCTCGACAGGTCGGGGATGGTTTTTCTCAGCGCAATCTCGATGGCCTTCATGCGCGCCGTACTCACCTCCAGCTCCCCGTTAATCACCTTTGCGAGCGTATCCTGCGCCCTTGCGTTGGCAATCTTGGCTCTAATCCGTTCTACGTCAGCTGGTTTGTAAATGTTTTTTCGTGCGGCCATTTAGCTAACATCCTCCCTGCCTTTATCCCCTGCCTTCTTGAGCAATACGCTGACCCGTGGTGTGCTGACACTGTGGTAATCCGCTATCCTCTTCAGTGTCCAGCCTGCCAGGCGCTGTGCCTGCATGACTTCCAGCCTGGTTGGTTCTCTTGCTGTCGCCGGCGGTTGTGGCTTGGGTGCTGAGGTTCTGCGGCGTAACTGTATCAGTTCCATGTTGTGGCTGCCTTAGTTCGTTACGTATGCGGATTAATGTCATTTCATGTTGACTGTCTGCTTTGTCGGACATATATTGATGTTGTACCCATTGGCAAGAAAGGCCGAGATCATGGAATTCACACCCGAAATGGCCCGGACCATGAACGCCGACGAGATTGCTACTTTCTGGCGGCAACGTCAGATCGCTCAGCGTGATGCCGGCCAGCCCCACTACACCGAATTGCTGCGCGCCGATACCGGCGAAACCGTCTGCACCATAATGACTCCCACACATTAGGGAATTGTCCCTTAACCCTATGGCAAATGGAGGCCAATTATGAAAGCAATCAACCTGAAATACCATAGCAGCGACAATGGAAATTGCCGCGTCTATTACACCCATAAATCCCGCCTGTACTGTTTCCAGATCGAAAACTACCGTGCGAAAACGTTTTCCCTGCTCACATGCACCCGCGACGGCGAGCCCGAATGCCCCGTTAATATGCGGTTTATCGGCAATGTGGGGCTGCCCAAATGCGACGAAACAATCGGAGCGGAACTCGCACAATTTATGACTTCCCCCGCGTGGCGGGAAATCAACCGCGAATACACACATTAATGACGCCCTCTAAACTAGGGAGATACCCTGATGACCCTACCATCATTCGAGACCTACGGAAACTACTCAAGCGGCAATTACGGTGCTCATGCGCTGGTATTTTCGCTGCCCAACGGGATTGACGTTTATTTCTCTTACAAAACGCCCGTCGCCTTCCGTAACAATGGACACGTCATTGTCCGTCAAAACGACTGGGGACCGACAACCGGCAAACACCTGAACGCCATTGACGGCGGAGACAAAGACGCCAAAAACCGCCGACTGCCGGGCGACCAGTTTGAAACTGCGCTGCAAAGCGTGTTCAACATCTGACCCACTGAGAGCCCATCTGCGGGTGGGCTCGATTGTGTGCCAGTCACACCCTAGGGAATTGCCCCTTAACCCCTTTGGCAAATGGAGGCCAAGATGAAGCGACCAAACCTTTTCACGAATGGACGTTACCCAGTGTATGAAGCCCTTTACGAAGACGGAACGATTTGCCGCCTTTCCGTTGCAACGTGCGCCAAAAAGTACGCCAAGGACGGCGCGCTGGAATTCCAGCGTATGCGCCAATTCATGCACAACCACAAAAACCCGCCATTTCTCCCCGATGGCGCAAAGGTCTGCCCTAACCCCAATCCGCCGATCGCCATCAAGCGCGGGCGGGTTTGGCTTTCCGATGCCGAATCCATCGAAGATCCCATGAGGGACGATACGAAGCCGAAACGAGTTACCGCGCCGGTTCTCAAGTCCGCCTTGCGTGAACTTATCGAAGCCGTCGAAACCCCCGGCGCCGATCTTATCGTCGCCCTCGAAACCGCCCGCAAACTTGCGGCATGAAGGAAACTAAATGACCCCCGAACTCCTCCGCGAATGTGGGCGCGCTCTTTATGGGCGCGTCTACAAACGCCAGTTAGCCGAAGCCCTGTGCATCAACGAGCGCACGCTGAACCGTTGGCTTGCCGGTACATACAACATACCATCCGACATAACGGGCGATGTGATCCTGCTCCTGCGCAAAAATGGGGCCGATATAGACGAAATGATCGAACTGCTCGAATGTATCCGCTAGGCAAGCTCGAAAATGCCACTGGCGTTGAACTGAACCGTTAACGTCGAGCCGGAGTTGAGCGTAAACTGAGCCGTCGACAATGCTGCCTGTGCTACCAGCAGGTTAGCGTTGTCTGCGCCGCTCGCCCCTGTACGGGCCACGATAACCGCATACCTGATGTTGTTGATGTTCGCACCGCTGGCCGTCAACACAAGGTCAGTCGCGTCAAAGCGTATTTCCCCGGCGCTGTCTCCCGCTGCCCAGGTAGTGGTTAACGCCCGCCCGGACGTGGTGTAACCGCCCGTCGCCGAGACTTCTTCGGCATCTATGCTGCCCAACGTGGAGAGAGCCGCATTTACGACAGCCGCCGACCCGGACGTGCGGATAAAGTGCATGTCGAACGTGGTGCCGTCCATGTCGATCGTATTATCGCCCATATACTCTCTAAAAGAGTTATAGACTGTAAAAGCACTAGCAGCCATTTTTTCGCTCCATCGCCGCGCCCGTCCTGACCATGTGCGCGATCATCCCATCGCCGTAAAAAGCCAGGTCGAACTTGCTACCCTCTTTTTTAACCAGCTCCATGAACCATACAGCCTGGTTAACTTGCCAGCCGGACGCCAGGAATTCCCGGCCGCCCACGGATATCTTTGCCGTGGTTTCCGCGTCGTTTTCGGGCTGGCTGTACGCATGATGCTTGCCGTCATCGCGATAACAGCTATCCACACCGAAAATATGGAACTTCTGAAAGCCTAACAGCCGAAACAGGCACAGCGCGCGAAACGCTACGCAGCATGTGCCAGGGACGCCATGCCAGTTATTGACGTAATACCCATCCAGAATGGCCTTTTCCGCTTCCGTGTCGGTCGAAAGGACGTGGTAAATATACGTTTCCCGCCCTTCCGCCGCGTCGAACAGTTCCGGCGCACATTGGCTCGCCAGGAACACCTTGCAATTAGGGCTGCGCAACCCCTCGATAAACCGCGCATTGAAAGGCCGCGCATCCATAACGACAATGGCGGAAACCTTGACGCCGCGTTCTTCCAGCCAATGGCCGGCGCCGTTCAAGGCAACAACCTTCGCGCCGCTCCAGTACAGTTGCTGCAACTCCTCGAACGTTTCGTCCAGGCTCCACCCGCCGCCGACAATGACAACCTGTTCATTGTTCGGCTGCATTGGCCGGATTTGTCGGCAACCCCGCCTGATCGACTGCGTGATATTCGATAAAATATCTTCGTGCGCCGTATTTAACTGCGCCGGGGGAAAGCCTAAAGCGTCGAGCTGCTTTCTTGCCGACCATTCAGAACCGGACAAAATACAACCCCGTGTGCAGCAAATCCCGGGCGTCCTCTACATCACCGAATTCGTCGAGAAAATCACGCCACCAATAAAACGGCTTAACCGTCAAATGTAGCGTTTCCCCGATACGCGCACCGAAATGATCCGGCGTTAACCCTATCGAGAGCAAACACGCCGTACAGCCGTGCTTTATACGATCCAGCGATAGACCGACATACTCGGTCGGTAAATGCTCCATAACGTCGCAACAAAACCCGACGCCATATTTCTTGCGGGGTTTCCACTCCCATATTGCCGATTGGATAAAAGGCCGTTCATCCGTAACGCAAACAATGTCCAGGAAACGCACGTTGTAACCCAGCGCCTTCAACGCCCGGCCCCCGGCACCGTTACCGCACCCAATATCAATCACATCAGCCGGCGGCGGTACAAATTCAGGCAATAAATGTGCGTAGGTTTCGCCCGGCGACCATTTCGCGTAGTCCGACAATGACCAAACCGCCTCATATTTGGCGATTTCCCTGTCTATGCGCTGGTCCATGTCGCCGAATTGTCCGTTGTGTCTGACCAGATGTCGCTCGCGTCGGTCGTATCCGTCCATGTTGCCGTGTCATCGGTGGTTTTTGTCCAACCCGATGCCACAACAGCTATGGTTGCCGCGAATAAGGTAAGCGACAAATCCCCCTTGCCCGGCGCTACCACCGTATCGCCTAAACCGACCGCCGTAGTCGGGGCAAGCCCCGTGATAACAATATCGTCTTTGCCGGGGTTCGCGACCGCCGCCAGAATTGCGGAAGGCGCGGCGCCCGTAATCGCGAGATCGTCTTTGCCGGGCTGGACATTCAGACCAGAATTCGCCGTGGCGGCGTGACCCGTAATTACCAGGTCGTCTTTGCCCGGCTGCGTAACCACTTGGAGCGCTGCAAGTGGCGCACGCCCCGCGATAACCAGGTCATCCTTGCCGGGAGAGACGGTTAAATCTGCGCCCGCGATCGACGGCGCGTACCCCGTGATAACAAGGTCATCTTTACCGGGCGATTGTACTTTTGCCTCAATCGCGGTCGGGGCCAGGCCGGTAATAACCAGATCGTCTTTACCGGGGGCGACGGTCGATCCCGCCGCCGTATACGTTACATTAAGCTCCGGGTCATCGGTCGTGCCGGCATTGTCAGCCGCATAAAACGTGACCTTGCTGCGCTCGCTGCCGGTGATGCTCGGCTCGGCATCCGCACGGTCGTTGCTCTCGCGCAGCCCGAGATTGGTAATACCGGAGCCGTTAATTCCGCTGAGATCGGTAAACGTGAAGTCGTTATCGTTACCGTCCGTCGTGTCCCACGCGGATATGGCCTTGGTCGAGAAAACGGTCGTGCCGAACAGGTCGTAATCGCCGACCGCTATGCTGTCCTCATCCGTGGGCGAAAACGCAACAACATTCATCGAGGCGCTGAAACTGTTGTTCACCGCGTTTCCGTCGCCGCGCAGCGTCCAAACCGCTGCCGTAACCGTGCCGGCACCGATGGCCGAGGTGTCAAACTGCGCGTAAAACCGGGTGATCTGCCGCCATGCGCCGCCCGCGGTCGCGCGAATCTGCGCCAGAGAGCCGGTAAACGTCTGCGTCAGGATGTCCGCTGCCGCCGCGTCGTGCAGGTCCGCCCATGTCGTGCCCGCGCCGTCGTCGGTAAGCAGCTCGCCGTCCGTCGGTGCGGTTCCAGTACCGGCGCTGGGGAATCGCTGGATGGTTGACCGCCCGACCTTGCCGGGCTGTATGTTCTGCGGCCCCTTGCCAAACCGCCGGACAACACCCAGCAGCTTGATATACAGCACCTCTACCGGCGCTTCCCGGTATTTCCGCTCCCCGATCTTCCTGCCGGTGTCGCGGTCGATCTTGTCGATAACGTAGGTGCCGTTAACGTCGTCGCGCACCATGATCGGCGGGTTGAGGGCGTGATACCGCTCGATCTCGACGCTGCCGTCAGCCCCGAACCCAACCGGAACGCCGTCCTTCCATGCGCGGAAATATACCTCAACGGCGCCCATGCCGTCATGGCTGACCGAACGCACGTCGAGCTTATACGTGCCGTCCGGTTGAACCAGCGTAACTTCTTTGACAGGGACCAGCCGTGTGTATTCGGCTGCTTTCAGCTTTTCGCGTTCCTGCCGGTCGCTCTCGGCCAGCACACGGCTGAGAATCGCCATCGGCACCTCGCACGAAAAAACCCGGCGCGGTTCTCACCGTCCGGGCATGAATAATGCTTCCTAAGTGTCAAGCCTAGCGGGATGGTTAGGGGGCGTCAAGCGGATTTTGGCTCAAGCCATCCTCCGTGCATAGTCCCGTAGTGCGAATATCACCGGCTCGACGGGATAGGCGGGTTGCCGGTCAACTGCTATCCGGAGCGTCAAATCCACCGCCTCCCCGCCCATGTCGGCTACCCACGGGACATATCGGCGCGCGTGCGCTTCGGCCAGCCCGTCCGGCATTTCCGCCTTGCCGCCCGGCAGCCGCCCGAATGCCTGCGGCTTGCTCATCACGTCGCGCACGACCGCCAGGTACACCGCCCGGATTTCCGCAGCGGCCCGCTCCATATCGGTGTTCACAAACCGGGCGTCGATCAGCATCCGCAGCGGGTCCGCTTCCAGCTTGGCCTTGGTCTCGGCCGTCGGGCCGGTTTCCTCGTAGACCCGCATTTCCCGGCGGGTGCGGCGTGTCCTGCGCTTCCTAGCCATCGCTGTACTCACTGTTCAGCCCCGCCTATGCGACGGACTCATATATGGCTGCGGATTAGTTGCTGATAAATGGTAATGTCCTTTGGATTTTTCATTACAGAATTTCTCTCCAGCCATCTCAATTTGTTCTGCTCTCGCCGCAGAGACATCAACAAACCCTTCTCATCTCCTGCTTTTATTTGACAGCCCGTTAAATCACTTGGTCTGCCGCCAAAGTGATCTTCAGCTGCGCCGATTTTCGTAAACCGTTCGCCACAATGGAAACAGACCCATCCATCGGCAGGCATCACATAGGTATCGCGCATCATTCCGCTCCTTGTTCAGCCCCGCCTATGCGACGGGCTCCTCGAATGCGTCATCGGTCAACATGTCCCAAAGATTTACAGTGCCCGGCGGCGATCTCTCCAACGCTTCCGCGCATTCCAGCAACCATTTTCCGACCTCCAGACGCAGACCGGCGCGAACGCGGCGGTAGCCATTGGCGCGATAGGATTTCCCATGTTCATCGCCGACTAAATGACGATCACCCTCCCACCCGATGTAAAACCCTACAGCCCACGCATCACCAGGATCGCCATCGTCGTATTTAGTAGCTAAGACATACGCGCCCTTCTCAATATCATCCATTGTCGGACTCTCCTATTCGGGCTTGGTGTTGAGGGCAGCGCTGGTATTAAGGCACCTAAATTGAAAAGTCTCATAAAAATCCAGCGGGAAATCCCAATCCGGATTCACAATCCATTCAACATCACTTTCTTTAATTTCAAGCCCCATAAACTGTTCGGTTCTATTTATTATAGGTATATTTCTTCCAAGCGTTCGCACACGTTGTTTCGCTCTGTTCACATCATTCGTAAGAATATATTTAGGAAAGGTCATCGGTTTTCTCTCGGGGTTGGTGTTGAGGGCGGCGCTAACAAATTCCTGTGCCGAAGAGCCCTCTACCAGAAAATCGTTAGCAACAATGCAGGCATCTCGCAGCCGCGCGTTCTCCTCTTCGATGACAGCGATGCGGGCTTCCGGCGGCTGCTGCAATTCAAGCAGCTTGCCAGCCACCATCGCCAAATCTATTTCCAACTCACGTATGCGGGCTTCCCGTTCTGCCACCACCTGCTTGAGCGCCGGTATCTGCGTGTTCACCCGCGCGGTGAGGGCTTCGATGCGGTCAGCAGCTAAACCCGGCACGTCATTTTCGCCTTCATGTCCTTCGCTACTCCCGCTAATCCAATAGTGCGGGGCGCGTAACCGCTTCACCAGTTCCGCGTTGTCAGTCATCGGCTTGGTCCTCCTCACCCTTGTACAGTGCAAAGCTCACTCGTAATCCTCCCATCGGCCCTGGTTCAGGAACGTCGCCGGGTGCAGAATAAACCGGGGTTCCACGGCGTAATCCCATGAACCGATACCCTCCTTACGGAGCGACCTGTCATAAGCCTTCATGCCCGCGATAATCGTCTCCGGTGCGGCTTTCAGTTCGATGTCCATGTACTGCCCGCTGTCCCTGTCCAGCGTGCGGGTTTTCAACCCCTCGCCGGTTATGGCATCCCATTTCGCCCGCGCCTTAACCTTCCCGATACGACGGCAATAGGGACAAGCCTGCCAGAAGTCGTCGAACGTCGCCGTGGCCGTGTGTAGCTGCGTTACGTTGCTCATACCGCTATCCACTTTGTGTAAAACGCTACCTGTTTCCCCAGACCCGTACTTCCCCCCGCAAGGGAAAGGCATGTACCTGCCACCACCGTTTACCAGCCACCCGTATCGTGGGTCAGACGCTTCCCCGCCCCTATTGAAGAGGCCGCTTAATCGCGCTCTTGAGAACCTGGGGTATTGCTCGGCTGTATATCGTCATCGGCTGCGGATGAAATTTCGAGGTTGGACTTGTCCAAAATATCCCTCTGGACGTCCGGCGATACATCCGGACAAAACAATCGAATTGTGTTCGCCACCCCATACAAAAGGCGAACCGCAAATTCTATTTGTTCGTTAGTATCTCTCATCCTACATGCTGCCTTTGAAAGGGGCGGGTCTCACCCCCGGTGGTCATCTCCGGTTTTTCGCTTGAACCGGCAACAAGTGGGTTGCACATCAACGGCGAATAGGACATAATAGCTGTCCTATCTTCGTTTCGCCGGGGGTCGGGACTGCAACCACAGACCGGCCCCTATCTTTTTCATCGCCCGCCCTGTTTGTTGAGCGCGCGGTCGAATATCGCAGCCAACGCCATATCAAGGTTCGCGCGGCTGTCAGTTCTTAGAAATTTCCTGGCCTCTTCCCACTCTGCGTCAGAAAGAAATTCCGCCGTAATGGCTTCGATGGCGGCGCGGGCGACTGTTATCAAATCCAGCGTTCCGCCTGTAGCCGACCAATCTTCGGGGTTATTGGCGCCCGGGAGTGGTTGGGCATCCCATTGCTCGCCTATTTCCGATTTTATCGCCCGCGCGACACGTTCGATCATGTCCATGTTCACTCTCCCGTCATCCTCGACAGACACGCGGCACAATTATTCCAGCCCGGTTGTTTCGGCCCGTTGCAGGAGGGCGTTTCGCAAACGCGATCGCGCACGTTCAGCCGAGTTGGGCGGGCCGGACTCACCGGGTCCGATGGCGGTGGCGCGGTGTTTTCTTTTGGGTTTGGTGAAAGCGGGAGTTTCAATCCCCGGCGATAACACTGGCCGATTATCGCGTGCCGCGTCTCGCCCATCTGATCGGCTATCCATCGTGTCGGAAGCCGCTGTCCCGACGCTATGGCTACCAGTTTTTCCAACGTCGCCACCCGCTCCGGGGGCCAGGGCGTGTTGCTTGGCAAGGTATTTGCTCCATTCTTTCATGGACAGAACAGGCAGGCGGCGGAAATAGGTGACGCTCATCTACACCTCCACCACGTCGATGCCGTGACAGGCCTTGACCAGCTTCTTTTTCAGCTTGTAGACGGCCGTGCGAACGCCCTTTACATCCTCCACGATGGTCTCTCCCGTCTGTCGCTCGACATACCGGAAGTCGCCCCAGTATTCGCAGACCTTCACGCCCTTGACGGTGATCGGGAATTTCGGCTGTAGTTCCAGAGCCTCTATCTCCCCGCCCATCTGCAACAGTTTCAGGTGGCAGTACCGCTCCATCTCCCGCTTGCTGTCGAAGCGGTGGCCGTCCTTCTCGGTCGGTGTGTTGCGGTACTTGCGGGGCTTTCTCATACGTCCATCGCCTCCTGCTCGGCCTTCGCGGGCGGCTCGATGAACATGTCCAGTTGGGCGTAGGCTTCCTCGATACGACGGCAGGCGATGTCGAAATACTTGGGCTCGATCTCGATGCCGATGAACTTCCGGCCCAGCTTGGCGCAGGCTACGCCAGTGGTGCCGCTGCCCATGAAGGGGTCGAGAATGGTTTGCGCGTCGGGAAGGAAGCCGAGGCACCATTCCATGAGTGGGAGCGGCTTTTGGGTCGGGTGTTCTTTGCCCTCGTTGGCGAGTTGTGCCCGCGCATAGCGGAATGTGCGTGGCGTCTGAAGCCAAGAGCACCACGCCATCTCGCTGTCCGCGTTGCTAAACTCTTGCATCTTGTCCCAGATGAGATAGCCCCTGCTTGCCGGAAGATCGTAGTAGTTGCCGCCCCAGATGATGGATCGGTCAGCCATTTTGCGGGCGATTTCCACGGCCCCCGGCAGCGTCTCCATATCCCACTCATTGTTGCCGTCCCACAGGCGACTTTTCCCGTTTCGACCTTTCTGCTGGCTATTCCACAGCTTGGCGATCCCATAAGGCGGGTCCGTCACCACCGCATCCACCTTGCCGAGCGTCGGCAGGACAGAAAGGCAGTCGGCCAGATACAGTTCGGCATCGCCTATGCGGACGGGTTCAACCATTCACCGCCGCCCCAAAGGGACGGGACCAGTGCTAACCGGCCCCGTCGAGTTTGGGAGAGGAGGTACAGCCAAGTCGCCGGGCTGCGCGGCATCCTCAAGGGCGTAGAACCCGCCCTCATGATTCTGGATGTTGACGCCAAGCGGCTTGATGGCGCGCCGCAGTAGGCAGATATGCGTCTCTACCGTCTTTCGGGCCATGCCCGCATATGGGTCTAACTGATAGGCCAGCGCCTCGACGTGAACACCGCGCGGCCATGCTTTGACGAATAGCGACAGGATTTCCGCCTGCCGGGGCCGTAAATGTAATTCCACGCCGCCCCCCATCACCATGTTGCGCGTCAGGTCCACCCAAACCGGCGGCACGTCGCCGCTTACCACGGGGGCCTGGCAGCAGGGGCAGTTCTTCGTGGTGGCGACAGGGTGTTTCATCCCACCGGCTCCCGCGTCTTGTCGAACACCTCGCGGTCGGTCTCGCGGAAGATGGCTATATCGTCGTCATCGACGGGCGCGAAATAGTCCGGATCAAAACTCGGTTCCGCCACAATTTCTGAGTGGCATGTGCCGCATATAGAATCGCAGATTGGGTTGACAATTTCTGAAAGAAGAAGATTGGCCTGCCCGCAGTTGCACTTTTCCAGTGCCCGGACAGTATAAATATTGTTTAGCCTAGGCAGATTTGGCACGCGCGGATCGGGGAAATAAATCTGTATCTCCTTAACACACCGCACCAGACTTCCCGGTCCTATTGCCTTCATAGCCCTACCTCCGGATCAACATCCGCCGACGGCGTTGCAGCGTCATCGGCAGTTTCGATATTTTCGACAGCCTTGCGGGCCATGAACTGCATGTGCCCGTCATAGATATTGCCGCCGCCGAGGCGGACGCATTGCCGGAAGGCGAAGTCCAACAAGGCGCCGTTCACATCGGAGCCGTTGTCGCGGGGATTGTGGAGGGGCTGGGTCATCAATCGTAACCATCCATGCTCATTGCCACCGGGTCGCGCCAATGCTGATTAGTGACGGTTGATTGGCCTGTGTTTGGCCCCCCTTTTCGGAATGCGTCCGATGATCCTTCGTGGCCGCAATCCCCTTCTTTGCACCGATAACGAACGGTTTTACCGCGACGAAGAGCTATCTTTTCCACCGCTACGGTTCCGCATTTCGGACAAACCGGTGTTACCATCCCCCCACCCCCGCGCTCATGCCGCGCCTTCGACGGATTCGGCTTCGCAGATTACCTGTTCGAGCCGGATCAGCAGGCGGGTGCTGGGCGGCGAACCACCCTTCCAGCGATAGAATGTTGATGGGTGGAACCCCGCCCGCTTACAGGCATCCGTCATCGCCAGATCGGCAGCCGACGCGCGGGTTTCCAGATCGGATAGAATCTCGGTGATGTTCATGCGCCGATTGTACTCGCATTAAAGCAATGTTTGCAAGCGCGTTTTTGCAAATAATTTTGTTTTCTCGCATTTTTGTGATTGACAGCTTCGCGTTTTTGCAAATATACTCTCTCATAGCCAACAGACGACGGCGAAGGAGAGAACGATGGCGAAGCACAATGAAGAAATTTACCCGTACCGCGAAGGCTACCCCAACAGCCTGCCTCGCGTCCTGCATCACATAACAGAATCGCCTACTTCGGAGGCGCGGTTTGCGATGGCAATCCTTGAACGATGGGCGATGGTGTCGGCGCGCGAAGATGGCGAAGATAGCTCCGGACGGCAAAAATTACGGCTTCTCCCCGTCGAAGAAGTTGTGAACCGGGCCTGCGATATTGCCGAAACAGCCTATGGGGTTTTCCGAGCCCGTGACTGGATGCTGACAGTCCCAACAATCGAAGACATTAACGAAGCCGTCAGCAAGCGCGAAGACGAACGCGAAAATGGCGACCCCCGGAAAAAGCGGCGTTAAACCAACCCGGCCCCGGCCGGTAGGGGCATAACGCCCTGCCCCGCTTCGCAAGCGGGTTACTCAATGGGCGGCGGGCTAACGGACTCCGGCTCGCCGCCCGATGGGAGAAGACGATGAAACGCACCCTAACCATCATCGCCGCCGCCCTGCTGCTCGGGCCGTTGCTGACGGGGTGCGGGGCAAGCGACCCCACGCCGCCCAAGCCCTGCGAGTTGCGCGAAATCACCGGCTATCAATGGACAAAAATCGGCGGCTGGTGGGAATACACATGGACACTCTGCGTCGTTTCCGAAAAGCGGTTGGCAACACCCTTCAAAGGAGAATCCCAATGAAACGCATTCTCACCCTCACCGCCGCCCTGCTGGCCTCTGCCTGCACGACCGGCGGCGCGACCGTCGCCACCTACCAGGAGCGCGAAAACGTTGACGTGTGCCTGACCACCATTACGCCCGACGTGGATGTCGCTACCCGGCGTCCGCTGGGCTGGCGGTATCACAGGTGCGGCAATCCGAACCAGACCATTAACGCCGGCCTGCACGTATCGCCTTCCGTTATCGAAGTCGGCGTTGGCGTGCTCGGCAACATCGCCGGGCCTGTCATCGGCGGGAAGATCATCGGCAAGGAGATCGGCCCGTCCGGTCATGCCGCCCCGAATACGCTGACCATCAGGCAGGAGCCGCGGTGATGGCAAAGATTATAGCCAATACGGACCTTCGACATGTTTTGGTCGAGATGACCAAGAACGAAATTGCTCAACTTATGGGGCATTCGTCGCTCTGGAACCTGAATTACGACGCAGAAAAAGCGGGGCGTCCAAGGCCTACAGATGATGACCTTTTCGGCATTGGAACCGAAATCCCCATCGATCCGATGTGGCAGCTCATCGACAAACTGACCGCCGCTGACCGGACCTTCAACGGCGTTGCGGGCGAACTCCGCAAGGCGGCGGAATGGCTTGACACTATTCCGTCCATCCTTGAGCCAGCTACCCCGAAACGGAAAACCAAGGAGCCGCGGTGATGGCTGAGACAAAGCATACGTCGGGGCCGTGGCGCATTGTTTGGGAAACAGACGCTTTCGGCAACAGACATAGCCGCCAGTTCATCAGCACTGGGGAGCCGAGAGGGAAAAGCGTGATGGCTGACAAGCGCAACGATGGTGGCCCGGCGTTTCCGTGCGAACAGACACGCGACGAAATGCACGGAGACTGGAACCAAACGTTTTGCCCCGGCATGTCGCTTCGTGACTGGTTCGCAGGACAAGCGTTGGCGGGCCTCGTAGCTAACCCCACCAACCATCTGCGGTTCAATTCAGAGGATGACGCGGAATATGTCTATAAAATTGCCGACGCCATGCTTGCCGAGGGGGAGAAGCGTGATGGCTAACCGTATCGACAGATGGAGCGGCAAACCCCGGCCACCCTATGCCGTGGCTCCGCGGTCTTATGAGGACAGCGAACCGTGCCCGTATTGCGGGGAAACGACCATCATTATCGACTGTCCGCAATGCGGGGCACCAAATTGTTGTAAGGGCTGCTGTGACGCGGAAACGAATGACGGATTGGAAACATGGGAGAAGCGTGATGGCTGACCCGCGCGACATCAAGCTCACACCCGAGGAACTGGCGGAACTGAGCCGCGCCATCAGGCCGGGCCTGTGGCGAGCCCATTACCGTGCGCTGGCCAACCGGCACAACGAAGACGACCCGTACATCATGAAGGCGGAAAACCGAGAGGCAGGAGGATGAAAATACCCTGTTCACCAAAAACCCGCGCTATCTGCCCGGACCCGAAGTGCTCTAACGGCTGTCGGCATGACGTGTGTTTACCTCTCCCGCCGGCTAACGGCGATGCCGTGCGTAATTACCGCGCGGAGGAACACCAATATGTCGTTAGGCTTATTCCGCGCGGTATTGAAGTTGATGGCATTGAATATGTGCGCCTGTCTGAACTCGCCCAATACCAAGATGCCAATTTGCGGTCAGCAGAAGCAGCCCAATACCACGCCGCACAGCTCCGGGCGAAGGACGCGCTGATCGGGGAACTGACCAACGCGTTGAACGCCGTAATACGAGCGTATGGCGACAAGACGTGGGGGACTGTTTACGCCATGCAGCGCGCCCTACCTGATGCCTGCAAAATCCTCGCCAAAGCCCGCGCCCACACCGCCGCGTCCATGTGCCGCGAAGCCGGTGCTGCCGAGGTGGCTGTGTTCTCACGCAGCGACGGCCCGCCGTCCGATAGCCCGATTGAACAGGAGGAATAGGCCATGACCTTAACCACAGACCAAGCTGCCCTTGCCGTGCTTCTGTGGATCACCGCCGCGCTGGTGATTGCGGGAGTGCTGGTGTGATGAACAGCCACTTCGCAAATTACGTCCAGTCCGTCGCGTTCAACATGACGCTCTCGCGTCACATGATCGAAGGGCTTGGTTTAATCCGAGATTTTGGACGATGCTTTAATGGGGGAAATTCCCCTGTGCCCGTCAGTGCGCGGGTGAACAGTTATGCCGTCCCTATCGCTCACGCGCTCAAACGACGCGGGCTGGTGGAACATTATAACGATGTTTCTCCGAGCAAGAAAGTCGCCACCGCTCCGTGGGTATACCGCCTGACGCGCGCTGGAGAACTGACTTGCGAACTACTGGTCGAGGCGGATCTTTTGCCAGCGGCAATGCCGGTGAAAAAGCGGAAGGCCGCGTGATGCGCCGCCCGCTCCTCACCCGCCTGCGCCACTGGCTGTTCCCGCGCCGCCGTAAGCCACCCGTACCGTTCCGGTTATGGCAACTGGCCGCGCATATGAAGGATGCAACGAGGCCCCGTGGATGAATTTGCGGATAAGTTCATCAACCGGCCCCGCCCTGGATATTTCAAACTCCGGGCGTACCGACGCGGGCCTTGGGTTCCTGCACGCATCAAGGAAACGATCCCGATGGACCCCGACACCGGCGAGGTGCTTGACCGCTCACCACGATTGGCGGCGTTTATCGGGCCTACCGAAGTCCCACTCGACAGCGTTTGGCTGTATGGACGCGAAATCACAAAGGATGAACACGAATGGCTGACAGCAATAACGGAACTCCGGCGTTCGCGCGGGATACCACTTGGTCGATATACCGCCGCCTTAACGCGGTGATGTCCGAAATCGGCCATATCGACAAGGACAAGACACAGGAGATCAAAAAAGACGGGCGCAAAGTCGGTGAGTTTGATTATATCTCACACGACATGGTTTCGGCAACCGTGAGAACGCCGTTCGTTAAATACGGCATCGCCGTTCAGCCCACCGTTGTATCGCATGAAACCAATGGGAACCGGGTTACGCTGGTCGTTAATACTGACTTCATCAATATCGACAACCCCGACGACCGGGTGTCGGTCCAGACCATCGGTTTCGGTGTGGACAATACGGACAAGGGGCCTGGTAAAGCTCTGAGCTACGCTGTCAAGTATGCGTATCTGAAAATCCTGATGTTGAATTCCGCCGACGACATTGAGGCGGGCGGCGTCGAACATATCGCCGAAGCACCGAACACCAAAGACATCGAGGTAGCAAAGAAAGCAGAAGCTACCGCCGTCGAGGCGTGGGCCAACCAATTCCGCGACCAAATCGACGCCGCCCCGACGGAAGCCGCCGTGGATGCTTTGCAGGCCGCCAACAAGAAGATGCTTATGGCAGTACCTGACGCCACAAGAGACTATTTTGTCTCGCGCATCCAGATGAAAAAGGATGCGCTCAGCACAACCCCGCTCGACGCAGGATAGAAAACGGAACGTGAAGCACTGGAAACGGTGCATTCACTGGATTATTAGGAGAATCAAATGGCAGGTTCGGTAAACAAGGTAATTGGGCTGTATGTAGAGGATAAAAAAAGCATACCTCAAATTGCTGCTCTTATGTCCTATCCCCGAAGTCGCGTTCGCGGCATTTTAGTACACGCCGGTGTCGAAATGCGCTCGCGCGCCGAGGGGGTCCGCCTCCGCCGCGATGTTTTGGGACAACACGCGCTCGGAAAAACGAGGCATTTTACGACCGCGTGGAAAAACAATATTCGCAATGCCCGTATTAAATGGGCCGACGCGAACGCTCGTGGCACATCTGTTAAGCCAAATGGTTATGTTGAATTCACCCGTGGGCCGAATAAAGGGCGACTCGTCCACGTTGTTTTGATGGAAAAACGTATCGGGCGACATATCCTTCCTGATGAATGTGTCCATCATATTGATGGGGACCGGCGAAACAATTCCCCCGATAATTTAGCTCTTTTAACACGAGCAGGACATACACGCCTTCACCGACGCGAAGACGCTATCCGAAAAGGAGTCCCTAAATGAGTGCAAGTTTAAACCGCGCGATGTTGATAGGCAATCTTGGGCGAGACCCGGAAATCCGCACCCTGCAGGACGGCAGCCCAGTTGCCAACCTGTCTATCGCCACCTCGGAATCGTGGAAAGACAAGAACACCGGCGAGCGGAAGGAAAAGACGGAGTGGCACCGGGTAGTGGTGTTCGACAAAAACGCCGTCGCCTTCGCGGAAAAATACCTCAAGAAAGGCTCGAAGGTCTATATCGAGGGCAAAATCCAGACGCGGAAATGGACCGACCAGTCCGGCACAGAGAAATACAGCACGGAAGTTGTCATATCGCCGTTTAAGGGGGTGCTACAGGCGCTTGACGCTGTTTCCGATACCCACGAGCCCGAAGAGGAGAAGGCCGCTCAGAACGCAGCTACGGGCGGGGGAGATCTGAACGATAGCATCCCGTTCTGATGAAACCCATCCCCCTCGTCACCGACGCCGACCGGGCGCAGTTGATCGCCTTCATCAAGGCGCTCGATCTGTCGAGGCCATGGCGGGTGACGGTCAAGCGGCCGGCACAACGGCGCAGCCTGTCGCAGAACGCGCTGTTCTGGAAATGGATGGAGGAAGCCGGACAACACTGCGGCTACGACAAGGACGACATGGCCGAGGTGGTCAAGGAGATATGCGACTGTCCGAAAAAGCGGATTGTGCTCGATGGCGTGGCCTACGAGCGGCGCTCAACGTCCGATCTGACCAAGCAGGAAATGCAGGATTTCATGGACCGGATTTATCGCAGGCTGGTGGGGGATATGGGCGTCTACCTGACCCTGCCGGAAGAACAGCAGAGGGTGGCATGACAACCCGCCGCAGCTTTTCTCTCAAAACCAAGGCCGAGATCATTGCTCGGCAGGACGGCAAGTGCGCCTGTCCCTGCGGCGAGAAGTTCACCGATCCGCGCGACGTTCATTTCGACCACATCGTCCCGCTCTGGCTTGGCGGCGAGGATACGCCAGACAATCTGCAGGCACTCCTCCCCCGCCACCACATCGACAAGACAACCAGAGAGGCGAAGGACCGGGCCAAGGTCAATCGTATCCGCAAGCAGGACGGGCTACGCAAACGAAAGTTGAACGCCAAGGAAAAGGCTTTGGCGAAGATGACGGGAATGGAGAGTTGAAGCGATGAATCTTGAAAGCATCTATAAAAAACTGGACAAAATTTACGAGAAAAGCGGCGATGATTGGACGCTTGAAATCTGCGCGTCTTTAACCGAGCCAACCTGCCCCGCTGTTTGGATACATAGAGACGGTTCCGATTCTACACGTTTCCTGCATGTCTGTGATCCCGAAAATATCGAGGAAACGATATTGAAAGCAGTCGAACACGTCTATCGGGAAATCATTCTAGGCGAAAACTTGGGGCACGCCGCGCCGTTCACAAACCCGGATGACCATCGCGAAGACGGCCGCGGAGTCAAGATGATGGACGACGATGTTGATTATAAAAGATGGGCACTTGAATTATGCTCGCTTCTCGACGCAGTCGAATTAGCTCTGCATGAGGGCAACAAAGAAGGGGCGGCAGGACTGCTGTCTGTCCGCTTTCAGATTGCCGAGAAGTTTGGGCTGCGCGTCATGCCAATGGGCCAACAGGCCGGAGGTACACAATGAGCATGACCCCCGCCGAGCTACGCGCCGTGCAGGAGCGGGCGGAACGGGCGACGGAAGCCCAACACCCCATCTCCGTTGCTATGCTGGCGGCTGTACCGCTAATTGAGGACATCCCCGCCCTGTGCAATGCGCTGGAGGAGGCGTGGGCAGAAATTGAGAGGTTGAGGAAATGACGCTTTATGGATACGTCTCGGGCGGCGTAGTGCTGTACGGGCGCGGCGGTTCTGTGTTAAAGGCGTAATCGGGGTGGCACCAGAGCCGGAAATGGATGCTCTGCAGGTGCTGATTATCGACCTTGATTTCCCCGATGGTTTTCACCAGAACAGCCCTTAGCGCCTCGCACGACTCCTTGGTATTGACAACCGTTATCTGCTGAGGCCGCAGGCTTGGGGGCTGTGCGGCGCCCGTGAATATGATCGCCATCAGGATATATTTTCCGATCATGCCTCGATTATCCTTTTCTTTCGCCGCACGGTTACGATTGTCAGTTGCAGCGGCTCAAGCCGGTTTCGGAGGTTGTGCATCGTCACATGGAAGGTGTTGGGCGCCGGCCCCTCGTCGCGGTGCGGCCAGCCGGCGTCCTTGAGTTCGTCGGTGGTGCAATCGCCGTCGTTGAGGGCCTCCAGGATCATGAGCTGCTTGAGGCCGAGCCGGGTCGAGTTGCCTTTGTAGGCCGCGACGTAGGACTGCCGGTCAAGCGTCAGGCCGTCCATGTTTAGATGCCTAGGAATACCCTGCGGACGATCGACACAAAATTGCCGGTGTTCGTCCGGACCTGAGCGTAAAGCGCGCCGCAGTGGAAATTAACGGGGGAACTGCCGTTGCGTACCGCCTTGACGATCTCGATAATTGAATGGTCTATGGCGAACCGCAGGGCGTTGTCCCGCTCCTTGGTTGGGGGCAGTGTCTTGTACAGCGTGTCAAGCTCGGCACGGCGCTTCGCCAGATAGTCATAGCACTGGATGCCCGCCTGATTGTTTGCGAACTCGAACACGCGCTTGCCCTGCTCCAGCCCCGGCCCGGTTATTTTCACCTTGTTGAGTACTTCGGTCGGGCTGATACCGCCAGCGCATCCGGCCAGCAGGACGACGAGCGGGAGGGCGAAAAGGGTTTTCATGGCGGGGTTCCTGTGGTAGTATTCGGGCATTGTTTGAGTGCGCATTCAAACGATGGAGATTTAGCGATGAGTCAGGGCGGCTAAAAACCGCGTCTAAGTCCCTACCAAGGGCGAGCCGTCATCTTCGGGTGGCGGCTCTTTCGTTACGCGGGCGTAATCTGAAACCCGAGCGCGACCGCGGCACCGACCAGCAGCATGGTCATCACGCCCTTGTCGATCTTGTCGTACCAGACGAGGAAAGCCGCCAGCGCAAGCAGCGCCCCGCCGGCTACGCATTTCAGCATTAACGGGTCCATGGGCTTGCTCCTTCGGTGTTTTGGTGTATGATGGCAACGATGGAAATTCGTGGCGAATGGCTGTTCAAAAAAGGGCGGTTTGAGGCGCGCCAGGAAATTGATAGACGGCACGGCGAACCTCCGCCGGCACTTCCAATGCCTTCTGGAAATCTTTCTGATATCGACTTCTATTACTTGGGATGGATGCTTGAGCGCGCCATTGTTTTCATGCGTATTCACGACACCAAGGAGTTTTTGGAAGTCGATTAACCCTCCCGCATTATGTCCGCCAGTTCCTCGGACCTGTTACCGACCTGTCTTGCCCAGCGTGAATCCAGCATTTCCCGTGCCGCGTCGTCCCACCGTTCCGCCTGCATGGCCGCCAACGCATTGCGGAAGGTCAGCAGCCGGTTGATGCCAAGGTTGAAGCACATATCCAGAAGCACGAGTTGCCGCGCCTTCGACAGACCGCGCCACCACGGGAGATCCCGGTCGAGGTCGGGCATGAAGTCATCTACGCATTGGTCCCACGCGAGGTTACGCGCTTGTTTGCGGGTGATGTAGGTAGCGCCTATGCCGAAGGTCCAGTTGCCCAACGAATCCTGATACGGTTTGGCAATGTAGCCTTCGTGGCGTTCCAACAGGTCGATAATTTCCTTGGGCTTAAAGGCGCGCACGATCAAACTCGTCCTCCCGCAGATAAACCGCTATCTGTTCCATCCAGCACAGCAGCTTGTAACGGCTCAGCGCCTCGGTCTGGATTTCCTCGCGGTCGCTGAGCGTTTGCAGTTGCAGCCCGCCCTCTGCGGTGCGGACAAGGTTGCTGGACCGGATCATATTTCTATCAGTTCGCTACGGAACGACACCTCGCCCTCGTCCACGACTTCCGCCAGCTCCGGCTGCAAAAGCCGTCCGTCCCGGAACGTCAGCACCACGAAGCCCGAGCGCCAGTCTTTCGGGTTCTCCTCGGTGTACTCGAATTGCGGCCCCTCGGGATCGGCCAGCATCCCCGTGTCCACACCCCATCGAGTGCCGTTGAAGTCGCTGACCGGGCGCACCTGGAGGCTGTGCAGGTGCCCGGTGCAGATGGTCCTCCCGGACTTGACGGCGTTGTTGTAGGCCGCGTGTATGCCGCCCTTGTACCGATGCTTGACCTCGACCGCGTTGTTGAACGACACCCGGTAGCAGGGCTTCCATTTCGGGAAGTGGTCTTTCAGGCGCGTACCCCGGACGTTGCAGAACTCCGGTGCGACCTGGGCCAACTTCATTTCATACCGGAAGTCGTGGTTGCCGCCCGTCCAGACGTGCTCAGCCTTTGGCGCAGCCTTGCGGATTTCCTCAAGCCGGACCTGGGCTTCCTCAAGCTCCTGCATCAGCGTCGGTTGCCGGTTCCAGTTCATCGGCGGGTAGCGGGAGATCGTCGCGCCGTCGATAACGTCGCCGTTCATGATGACGTACCGGGGTTTCAGCCGCTTGCAGAACTCCACGAAGGCCCGGTGTGCGGTGGTGACGAACCCCGGCCAGTAGTGGGCGTCGGAACCGATGAGAACTACCCCGTCCTGGATATCGTACTTGAGAACCGCCGGATGGGGCTCCGGCAGGGGCAAGTCCGGGCTGCGCGACATATTACTGTTTGGCGGGACCAGCTTGCGGCCGATCATCCGCTCGATATTCTTTCTACGCCGGTATACGTTGCGCTCGGTGACATCGAAACGCCGGGCAAGTGCCGCGGCGCCGACGGCTTCAAACAGGACGATGAAATCAGCCTGTGAACATTTGGCGAGGCTCATGGTCAGCGATCCGCCTTGTCGCCGAGCCTCTCGTTTATTCTTCTTAGTTCGACCCACATTGACCGGAGATCGGTCTTGATATCGTTAAATCCGTCAGTAACGTTCTGCCCGGTTTCCCTGATCTGCTGACTGTGAACGGCGATCATCTGAGCGTTCAGGTCAACCTTGTTTTCAATCCGGGACATCCACATGACGGCGGAAACCGCCACTACCAGCGTCGTCACGATATGGCCGATTGAGACGCGCTTATCGACATGCCAGCCGCTTAATTGGCTCATAGCCCCCGTCCTTTCGGCTTGGGCGCTACCTGCTGCCATGATTCCCCCGCCGCTATGAGGCAGGATTGCCCGTCGGGCGCGCTGAGAACGACGGAAAACGTCTCGCCACCGGGAGACGCGAATATCTCAAGAATCGTCCCATTATTGGTGAGGCCACGGCCCCGGCTTTCCTCAAGATAGCCTTCGGCAAGTTGGGTGACGATGGATTTGCGGTCGCCGCACGGGACTTGGCCCCACGCCGGCCAGGCCAGCGTGACTCCGATAATCATCAGGGCTAGGGTTCGCATAGCCGTTACCTCCATCGGTGGTGGGGTTGCGGTTAGCCCCTCGGCCGTTCTGGACCAGCGGTCGGGGGGGGCTCAGTGCGGGCTACCTGCCCTGTATGAGACGGACTAGGGGGTTCCCTCCAACACTTTCAGCCTTTCATGCAGGGTCGCGATATGCACCGCCTGGAGCTCCACCGTCTCCCATAGACGCTGCATCAGGTCGCCGTGGCCGATCTTGCCCTTCAGGTCGTCAACCCACACCTGCGGGCCGGGGAAGGCCGGCAAGCGGCGATTGGTCCGAATCCAGTCGGTGTACTTGTCGAGGTCGAGCCGGTCGGCAGCCACCGTGGCAAACCCTTCCGCTGGTACATGCTTGCCCTTGTTGGCGAGCCCGTTCCATTTCGCCACATCCACTTGCCCGTCAAGCCACGCTTCGAGCACGTAACAGGTAACATCTACACCGTCGTCATAAACAGTTTCAAAGTTCCCCGTTCCCGGCCCTTGATCGCCGCCCGTTGCTGTTGCTGCAAAAAGACCCTGCTGCAAGGAGAAAGCCGTGGTCAGCGTGCCAGCAACGTCGGTCTGAAATATCAATCCGCCATCGGGGTTTGCGGCTGTCGTATCAACGATCTGCCCGGAAATACGGGCGTAAATCTCAGCGGCACCCGCGGAGTCTTCGCCGTTGAACGCAACCGCGCCGATCAGGTCGCTGGCGGTCGGGCTGGTGCTGTCGCGGTACAGCGTTATTGTCGGGGCGGCGGTCGCCCCTGCATCGGCGCTGCGGAACGTGTAAGTATCGTTGTCGAGGTCAAAATCGAGCCGCAAGTTTGCCGCGCTCGCAGCGTTTCTGTAGCCAACCAGCTTGTAGGGGTTTGTCGCATGGGTAGACCCATGCGCGGTCAACCGCGCACCGTCGTTTGCGCTGCCGCCGCCAAGCGTTATATCGGCGTCCGCAGCGCCGCTGCGAAACTCGACGTTCGTAGCCGAACCGCTGAAGCCAAGGATCGTATCGACCTTAAATACTGCGGCGTCCGCGTCGAAAGTGGCATAACCGTTCGCATTAGCTTCATCCAAAACTTGAATATTGTCGGCGAGCAGCAGAAGATTATTCGGCTGCGTGGCGTGCGTCGAACCGTAGACGAGAATATCCGCACCGTCGCCGGCTGAACCGCCGCCCGAAATCTGCACGTTGCTGGTGTTGGCATCCGCGAAGACCGTCAGCGCGGTTGACGTGCTGCTGATCGAGTCGTCTTTGACCAGCACCTTGTCAACGGTAACGCCGGCAGCAGCGGTGGATTCCGCAACGGTATCCGTCTTGATGGTCGTCGCCGACGTATAGACGGTCGATGGATTTATCAATATCCATTGGGTGCCGTCAAAGATGACGATGTATTTTCCACCGGAAACAATGTCGCCCGCGACGACGTTCTGAAGCGCACCGTCTATGTACTTTTTAATGTTGTCGTCGGTCGCGCCATCCGCTCTCAGGGTAGCCGCGCCCGTGTTGGTGTGGTTCGCGTCGAACCCGATAATCTGCCCATCGTAATGAGCGGAAACGCTGCGGTTGGACGCAAATGTATAGGCATTGGATGAGCCAGTTGTGGCCTGTGCCGCGTCTGTGTCCTGATACCACCGGGCAATTACCGCCATGACTTCCCGGAGGATATCGTTGACATCCCCGATCGTCGTGGTAGATTCCGGCGCTCCATCCGGAGGGGGGGACGTATTGTTCGCCGCTGCTACAGCCCAATCTTCAATATCTGCCATTGCCTCACCTTGCCTTTAGGGTTGGGGAACTTCCGGGACGAGCGCACCAATCAAAAACGCATTGATACGGCTCTGTAATTGATCGGCCCGTTTTAGGTTTCTTTCGTTCAGCGGCTTCATGATGTCCCGGAAGAGTCGGGGATTTAGAAGCGCCTCTTCGATCACCGCGTTCACCTTGTTCTGTGTGGTTTCCCGGAACAGCGCGTTCGCGGCCTTCCCGCCGCCGCCAGCCGACACAAGCGCCGGGGCACCAAACAGCGGGCCGATTCTTGCGCCGATAACTCTCCCCAAGGTACTCACCGCCGTCGCGAGATTCTGGGCCGTGGCCGAACCTGTCACGCCACGCGCATCGCGTCCGGCCTTTCCGGCTTCCTTCGCGATCAATTTCCAGCGCCCCAGCCCTCCGGGGAAGAGAATCTGAATTTCCTTTTCATGGGACTTGATGAACTTCATCAGAGTTGCGGATTTCACCCGCGCATCGTTGCTCCCCGGCGTTGCTTTCTCAAGCGCAATCTCTACGAACGAACGCCTTAGCCCTTCCAGGGCCTTTCCGCTCCCATCGCGGGCGGCGGACCTGACGAGAGCCGAAGTCCGGCCTACACTATCTTTCGCACCAAGAGCAGTGTTCAACATCTTCACCGGCTCGCCCTGGAGGAACCTTGCCGCGTGAGACTGGGTAATCGCCCTTTGCAAAGCCACCCCCTTTAACCCGGCGAGTTGGGCGGCTTCCTGAGAAGCGATGGCAACCCTTAATCCTTCTCGGACATTAGGAAACTGAACAAGGGATTCCTGATTATCACTAAGAAACCTCTTCGCCGATTTTATGTCCACAATCCCGTCCCGCACGCTGGAGCGGCCGAACGAATCGAGCAGAAATTGTCCAAGCGCATTTTTCCCTACGAGTTTCTGGGTATCCGACAGGGCATCCATAACTGCCCGGACTCTTACCCCCCCGGCCTGACCGGGAACGAGTGTCTGGGCAGTCGTAAGTTCGCCTGCAATCTTCGGGCCGCCTCTCACGTCGGAAGCGAGAAGATCAGCAACCGGCCCCCGCGAAAACTTATCGTTGAACGCCTTCGAGAATTCCCGCGCCTTGTTGAAATTCTCAAGATGGACAGGATCGGAGACGTTGTGCGGCTGCATCCCTTCCACGATTCCGTCCATCAAGATATTCAGGTTCCGGACCCGACGGCGGTTGGGCGCGGCCTTGCCATTTTCCCGCCTGATTTCGTCCAGGACCCGACTTCGCAGGGCAAGAACTTCTTCGAGCGTATCAACATCGTTGAGAATGCTTTCTTCCGTTATGTTCTCCTTCGTGAACGGATTGCCGAACTCGTCAACCAGCCCGGTTGGAACATTCTCGATCCTCTTTCCGCCGGAAACCTGAAGGATCACAGGGTCATAATCGGCCCCTGAAGCTGACTTTCGGCGCTCGTTCAGGATTCTCGCGGCTGCTACCTTGATCGGCACGGTGTTGATGTCCGAAACCCCGACTTCGGCATACAGGGAGCGTTCTGTCGCGCGCTCGGCCTGAAGCGATTCTTCAAGGGCTTCCCGCAGGACAAGTCCGGCCTGATCACGCGAGAGATTTGACTGGCTCTCGGCAACCATCATCTTAGCGGTCGCAACTCGCTTGTCTGTCCGGTCGTTAAGTTCTTTCTTCAGATCGGAAGTGCGTTTCTCGAAAAACGCCGCTGCATCCTCTGGAACCCCAACCGGGGCCTGCTGGTTGATCTCGGTCAGCAGCGCATCCCGATTTTCGACGTTCCGCTCGATGAACGGCGCAGGATTCTGAGTCGCCAACTGGCGTTCCCTCGCAAGAAGCCCCACATCGCCGCTAATCTGTCCTACCGTGCCGGAAATAATCTCGTTTTCGCGGTTTACATCACTTAGACGCCTGTTTACGTCATGCAGGGTCGTGGAGATATCGACCGCATCCGCCGAAAGCTGCTCAGCCGCCGCCGTGCGGATCGACTTCTTCCGCCCCACCGCCGTTGCTACACCCTTCCCGATTCCCCCGATTCCCCTCAACAGGGCCAGTCCCGCCGCAGGCGCGAACCCTCCCGCAAGTTCCCCTCCGAGACCGCCGATCTTGCTTCCAGACGCTCTTTCAGCCAGAGCGCCGCCGATTCCTGCCGTGGCGGCGCTACCAAGTTCCGCCGTAGCCATTCGCGCGGGCTTGCGCGCCATTTCACTCAGGATAGGCACAGCCTCTCTGGTGCCCTGAGTAACCGCGTTGGCGGCCCCCTGAAGGCCCATCAGGGCCGGAATCGTGTTGCCCATCGTCTGCCCGACTCGGGAGGGTATGGACGACAACGGGCGCCCCTGGTTAGCCTCTGTGGGGATTCCAACAGCTTCGAGCCCCTTCATCCCGAGTTCTGCCGCACCCCTCACCGGGAGAGCCCCTTCCACGATGCCCCGGTTGAACCCGGCCCCAAAGGCACTAGCGGCGATCCGGGCTTTTTCGAGTGGGGTTTCAAACTTCGATGTAAGCCCGAGATGGCGGGCGCGCTGAAGAATCTCCTTCGCTTCAGGATCATCAAGGTCTCCCCGACGATCAAGTTCCACAATTGCCTGGAGATAATCGTTTACTTCAGCCATCAGCGTTTCCTGATTAAAGCCTTTAATTCATCGCTAGACATTTCACTAATCGGCCTCTTTGTTTTTGCCGGTAACGGTTGTCTCCTGTCGGTATTTAGCAGCGCCCGGAACTCCTTGCGTTCGTCCGGGTTGAAAAGTTCGAGCCCGCGGAATTCTTTCCGAACCTGTCTAAGAGCCATTCTCGCAGCGATTTCCTGGCTCTTGCCCTGCCCTTCATAGGTTGTTCGCAGTTCCTCAAGCCGGTCCTGTCTCTGGGACGCGATTCTTGAAGCCCGTTCTTCGGCCAGCAGCTTGGCCCGGATGCCCGGCCCCGTATCGTTGAGCTGAGCAGTCATTTTCGTGGCTAACTCCCGGTCTTTCTCGGAAAACGTATTAGCCGGGATTCCACCTTTATCGGTGCCGATATTGGCAAGCACACCTTTGGCGAACTTCGATCTCAGAAACTCAGCCGCCGGGAGAGCACTTTCAGGAGTCAGCCCGAATTCTCCGGCATCAAGACCCACGGCGTTGAGAAATTGCGATGCCGTGACATTGAGTTCCGCCAGTCGCCCAAAATTCCCACCATTGGCTTCATAAGCGGACAAGCCCTCGCGAATCAGCCCGATCTCGGAAAGCCGGCGCTTCGCGTCCTCCCCGGTTTTCTGGATGTCCCCAAGAACCTTCCCCTGCGTTTTTCCGAGGATTTCTCCGAATGCCTTGTTGGCCGCGCCTTCGGGGGTGTTCTGAACCCTGACATTCACCTGATCCGGCGGACGGAGAGCGTTGATTTTCGCGATACGGGCTCTTAGAGCCGGTTTGTCAGCTTCCGGAGTTGCTGGATCGTTCAGCGCAGCCTGCAATTTCTGTATTTCAGTAAGCGAGGGTTGTCGCGTCCGTCCCGCGTTCTGCAACCCCGCTATGGCATTGGCAACCACAGCGCCCGACTGCAATCGCTGGAGCCGCTGGTTCAGCATGTCGCTACGGGACGCCTCAAGGCCCTGCTGAAAGCCCAACAGGCCAAGGCCAAGCCCACCTAGCGTGCCCTGGCGAGGCCCCCTGCGTGGTGCCCCTGCCTGTAGCAAGGCCGCGCTCAACCCCATCAGGCCGCGTGTGAGTTCCCTGCGCTTGTCGGCCGGGCTCGGCTGAAGGCGCGAGTCGATCGCACCGAGAATGTCATCGAAGCGTGTTGCCATGTTGCTACCCAAAAAGTCCGCCAGAGCCGAAGATACCGCCCGCCCCACCAAACAAGCTGTCGGCGCCGAACAGCTCGTTCAATCCACCTGCCGCCCCGCCAAACGAACCAAGCGCCTGGAGGAAGCTATTCTGTGTAACCGGCGTATACTGCGCACCGGAACTCGGCTGAATGCCCAATCGCGAGCCGAACAGGTCAAGCCTCTGCTGGGGTTCCTGTTGATTAAAATTGTATCTGTCCAGCCTGTCCTGTAATTGCGCTCCCAGGCGCGCATCCTTGCGCTCTCCCACACCCAACGCACGGTCAAGGTTCAGATAGTCCAGTTGGGAAATGGCCGGTAGGGTACGGGCGGCGTTCAACTGGTTTCCACGCTCCTGCTGGAACGCCTGAAACATGGCGGGGGCGAGGGCGTCGGTTATGCCCCGGCCCAATGCCTCGGAGTTGGCCTGCGAGCCGGTACGGTTGGAACCAACGAACCGGGAATTAACCTGGCTACCGACATCCCCGACAATCCTGTTCGTCAGGGCCTGGTAAGCAGGGTTGGTATAGGGGTCGAGATAATCCCCCTGCGCCGTCTCCTGGAGGGTCTGCCCCGCGGTCCGATCATAAGGACTGCCCAACAAGGCCCTTCTCAGTATATCGCGCTGAGCGTCTGTCGTGGTCCTGCTCTGGCCCGGAACGGTCGAGAATGACGGGAACTGGTTTTTTCTCTGTAGCTGACTGAATGCAGCATTCATGAACTGATTGAGAAACGCATCCCGGTTTATCTGGGTTTGTGTTTGTTCTATTGGCATGGCCGTCTCCTAAAACTCATCGCCGGGGTCGGTGTCGTTCCCGTCTTCCTCATCGCCGAAGTCGCCGGGATCGCCGATGCCGCCGGTCCCGCCCGTACCGTCGTCAAATCCATCCGGCCCGATGCCGCCGCCGAAGTCCTCCGGGTCGCCGACACTGGGATCGAAACTGCCGAAATCTTCAGGCCCGTATCCCCCGCCATAGGCTTCCGGCCCGAATTCATCCAAGGTCGTGTCGTAGGGATCGTAGCTATAGGGATCGAGGGCGTTATCAATTTGACGCCCCAGCCGTGCCAACGCCCTGGCAAGCATACCGGGGGGCTCGTCCTGTTTCCCGCGGGCGGCGTCGATGCCGAAGCCCGCCGTGAAGCCCACCGGGTTCATGGCAAACCCGAGCGGTGCGCCGATAAACGCTCCGAAGCCCTCGAAATTTTCCGGCAAGTCTCCCGTGTCCGGTGCCTCGCTGGTCGGGTCGCCCCCATCAAAATCCGCCCCGCCGAGCGTTCCAAGCCCGGAATCCCGCCGGGTACGGAAATTGTTTCCGTAAGGGTCGTCCTGAAACGGGCTTTCAATCTTTCTGTAACCCGGATCGACATACGGGGCGGCGCCATATAGGTCCTGCGCCTCACGCAGATAATCGGTGAAAGATAAAATGGGGCGGTTTATGTCAATCATCCCAGCACCACATACCTGAATTTGCGATCAGCGGCCGCGCTTGCTTCATGCGTGATCGTCCATGATCCGGTTCCCCTGTTCGCTTCCAGGACAAACAGGCCCGCGCCGTCGAGCCCGGCAGCGGTTGCCGTCATGGGATCAAACAGGACAAGGCTGTCCGGAGACAGAAAGGCGTTCGTAATAACCGTTGTCGTGGCCGGCGAAACAGCGAGCGTAACTGTGCCCGTAGAGTTGACCTTGCCGGAAAGAACCAGGTTGATCGCGCGAACCATGCGCTGTGAATTTATGTCCGCGTTCGGCAGAACCCGGAGGGCGGGGAATGTCATCTGACTCCCGCCGGGATCGGCTCGACCTCGATACCAAGAGTCTCGTCAAATCCCCCCGATATGACAGTCCGGAACGTCATGAATCTCGACGAAGACCGCAGGGGAACCTCGCCGAACGAATTCGGTGCGACGGCGGTCCCGTAACTGACCGTATCCGAAAGTTGCTCCCGCGTTCCTACTGCCACGGTGATAGAGGCATCGCTCCCGGTTACATAGGGGCGGGCCTTGTTGATAAAGGCCCTGCCGCCCTCGAAAAACTGGACCTCGGGCGTATCCAGGGTCGCGGTGCGCCCGGTTCCCGTCCAGAGCTGCGTTCTGTGGGCAGTGTCGAAATGACCGATCTGGGACACACCCCCGAGGAACCTTGGCGCATCCACCGACAGGGAGGCAATCGCCGGGGCGTCCAGAGAAAAACTCCCCCACGTCGCATCGTCCAGAGTGATGGATTTGGTCCGGTCCTTGACAAGAAGCTCATGCTCGAATGTCGCGTAACTCCATCTGCCCTGGTGGGGGTTATAGATAACGATGTTCGTAGGGTTGCCGGATGAAGACGGATAGGACCAGTAAATCAGCCCTGTTTTTGCCTCCGCGACTGACGAAATCCGGTCGAGATTCGTTCGGTCCAGGTTCGCCAAAACGTATTCATCAATCTTGTTCTGGCCGATCCTGCGCAGTTCCGAACCCGTGAGCGCCCAAAACCCGTCCAGGGACAGGAAGTAAATCGTGCTCCCCAGGTTGATGACGCTCCCGCCCCCGAGCGCACCCACGTTATCCGCCACCTTGTCGAAGCGGAACAGCGTGGGCGGCCCCTCGTAGGTCATCACCCAGATTGAGTCGTCCAGGAAAATCGTGCCGTATTCACCCCCGACGATTCTCTGAACAGTGCCCGTGGATTCGAGATACTGGGCACCGGAGCCGGTCTGGGTATCGGGATCGAAATCCGTGTAGTCAGTCGAACTCGACCAGATAACGCCGTTCAGGTACTCCGTGCCGTCGTTATAATTGCCCAATACGAGATGGGATTTGACAATCGCCCCCTGCGCCGCCTTGGGCTTCTTGGTCGAGCTCATGAAGGTGGCGAACGTTCCCGCGCCCGCGGTGTCCTCTACGGGTTCCTCGCCTTTCGACAAGGCAATGATAACGCCCCGGAAGTTGACGAATTCCCACCGTTCCGCATCCCCGAGCGTGTACCCCGTGCCGGCGGAAGTCCACGTATTGGCGGATGACATATAAAGTTTTGTGCTGTCTCCGGCATAGGAAAACCACTGACCGGACGTGTTTTGAGCCGTGCCGAACCCCTGTACCCTCGCTGTCAGGGCATTGGTAACGACCTCGCCGGCTTCAAGCTCCTTGTATCCGTTGCCAAGCGGCTTCACGTTCTGGATAACCTGCGAACCCTCCATGGGCGACAGGTCGGGAAGCCACTCCCCGATGTCAATTTTAGGCATTGTTCCGGGGCCTGAACAACGGATAGCCTACGTTGGCGTGGTCATAATTCTGCCACCATTCCTCCGCGTACATCGTTCCCCCGATCATATCCGGCGTGCCTCGGGTGAAATGCACCAGCTTGGGTTTCATATCGGCGTCGGAATAATTTTCCAGCCAGTTCCATTCCTCGGGCAGAAAGCCGATCATGCTGTCATCGACAAACCGCAGGGCGTGTAATTCCGAGCCGGAAGCGTTATTGACCAGCATCCGCGTGGCTGCCTGGCAACGGGCCGGGTTCACCGCCATGACCGATGACCAGTTTTTCCGCAGGTAGTTTTCCTGCCGAACGCCGTCCATCTTGATCGCTTCCTTCACCACCTGCGTATGCGGTACGCACATGATGGCCTTGTCCGGTTCGATCAGGCCGAACAGTTCCTCGATGTCCGCCCGAAACATCACGTCCGGGTCGATGAACAGCACCCACTCGTCAGCGAATTCCATGAGTTCCGGCACAAGAAACCGGGTGAACGAAAACTGCGTACTGAACGGTTTGCCATCGAGGTTGTCGATCATCTGGCCGTTCTGTTCCACGTGAAACGTGCGCCAGTACAATCCGGCTGCGCGCAAATCCCGTTCGATAATCGGGTATATCTCGACAGCCGCATTCGTGTTCGCCCGGAGACTGTGAACGGCCGTGCAATACGCCTGATGGTCGCGCGGGTCCCAGCCGATAAAGACTTTCATCAGCCCCTCACATAATAATTGCTGATTGCCCGCACTTCGCTGCGCGCCACGAGGGGAGAGGCGTGGGCGCCCTCTTCCTCCATGTTGTTCAACCCCGTCACAAGGGAGGAAAATTGCCGGCCAAACCGCTCTACGTCGCTGTTTTCCTTGATGTATAGAGCCGCCTCAAAAAGCGTGCCGTAAAGATAGATTCCCGGATGGTCGGACAACAGCCAGTTCGGGTCGTTCGATACCAGGGCCGGTATTTTCTTGTAATACAGGACTTCCAGTGCGGAAGATGTGGGGATCGGCGCCAACCTGATCTCATTGTTGATGACTTCGTACCAAACCGGCGTTCCTCCCAGCGACGTATCCAGCAGCGAATCGAAATTTTCCTTCGGCATGGCCTTCAACTGCCGCGGAGGCGATGTCCCGGTCAGCTTGAGAGCCTTCATGGCGAGGTAATCAGACGGCAACGCGATGAATTCCCCGGTCGCGGTCGCGGTCGCCCGCTGCTCCATCTCCCGGCAGCGCAGGGCCGGCGATTGAATCCTCGGGTCCGGATCGGCATTCCCGTAATTCAGCCGTGCCTCGCATAGCAGAACGAAATCATCGTCGACCGAGGCAAGGTCGGTGCCGCGCGCCCCGAGATAATCGGCAACCGCGGTCAGCAGTTCAGCATGTGTGGTGATCGACATTCTTTAGCGCCCCCATAGACCGGATGCAGGTCTTGTACCGTTGCACCATCCATTGCTTGCGTACCGGCCCCTTGAAATGCAGGACCGCCCGGTTTTCGACGTTCTCAAGCGGCATGGACGGCGAATAATTGTAATCCTCTGGCAGCACCTTCACCTTGTACCGCCCTGCCGCCAGCAGGTTCGCGAGGGCAATCTGTTCCCCGTACCACTGCCGTCCGGTTTCGCCGGTCTGCTTGTGAAGCAACCGATGGTCTTCCCACAACTTCGTGGACCGGGAGAAAATCACGCCCATGTTGTACGGCATCTTGTCCGCCGCGTTCTCATGCGGGTCGATAAGGTCGGGAACTTCGTCGACAAACAGGTTCCGTTTCCGGGTCGTCAACGCCACGTCGAACGGCTCGTCGAACACCGGGCTCAAATCCTTCAGAACCACCGTGTCGTGATCCAGAAAAATCGCCGCCGTATGCCGGTATTCGGCCATGTGACAGGACCGGAAATACATGATGCCCGGCTCCGGCTTCCGGCGGATAACGTGATCCACGCCCGGCACTTCCCCGGTAATCATGTCCGTCAACTGGGTTATCGGCACGCCTGGCATGTGCTCCCGTACCGAATCCACCATGATCCGGGCCAACACGTCGTCGCCCGCACGGTTGACGTAAAAGAACACTACTTCCATGCGAGCCAGCATTTGTTCGGACCCTCGGTGATTTCCGGAAACGCCTCGTCAACCGCCTTCGCCACCGAGTCCTTGCGGTCATAGTCGTGGCCCATCACCGCCCCGCCCTTCCTCACCTTGGGCGTCCACGCCTCGATATCCCGCTTCACGCCGGCATAGCTATGGTCCGCGTCGATGAATACGAAATCGAGCGCGCCGTCCCTTACCTGGTCTGCCGCCTCTACCGTGTCCATCCTGAGAAGGGTTGCGTCCCTGCCTTTCAGGGCGTCCTTGAGTTCGGAGAAATACCGCTCAAGGTCGTGCTGTTCGTAGGTTTCCTCTGCGTCGTGCAGCGGCTTCCACAGGTCCACCCCGATCATGGCAATGCCAAGCGTCGTCAGGTAGGCGATGGTCCGCCCCTCAAGAACGCCGATTTCCGCCCCGACCTTCCAGCCATGTTCCTTCGCCAGATGGCCGATCCACTCCCACCGCCACATCAGGCAGCCTCAAGGATAAACGGCGCGTGCAGGTCTGCCCGGTCGGTCTTCGACAGCCCCATGTTCGTCAATCGCTGGCGGATTTCCTCGATGGGCCAGGCACCGTCTTTCCGCAAGAGTTCAACGCTGTCGTACCAGGGCAGCCGATCGCCGCTTGTGCCGTATCTCCATGTCGGGCGCTCGGGAACCATGCACCATGTTTTCACACCCATTGCGCCGGCAAGGTGGATGACCGCGGTCGTAACGGAAATCACCAGATCAAGTTCCGCGACCAGGGCCGCGGTATCGTCGTAATCCTGCGTGCGCGTGGCGTGGGGGAAAAGATGCACCCAATCCGGGTTTTCCCCCTTTTTATATTCCAGGTTGATCCAGTCCGCGTCGAACTCAAGGATCGGTTCTATGTCGAACTGCCGGAGCGAGCGGTGAACCTTGCCTGTCGCCGGCACACCGCCATTCCAGGCGATGCCGATCTTGGGCTTGCTGCCCATGCTGTCGAACAGAGCCCGCCACTGTAGCCGCCTCTGCGGGTCCGCCTTGAGATACGGCGTTGCGGGGAAGTCCTCCGCTTTCGTTCGATAGAACGCCCCGAGACTGCCCATCGGTATCCAGTATTCCGCGCCGCTGCCGGCCAGCCAGTAACGCGGGTCGCCATACCGGGTTGGATAGGTCGGGCACCCGAAGGACCGTTCAAACAACCCCTTCAGACGCGGGGCCGTGTCGATAATCACGTCCGCATCTTTCTTCAGGTCCGGGATCATGGACGAAAACATGATTTCGTCGCCCATGCCCTGTTCGGCCTGAACGATGACCTTGCCCTTCTGGCCCTCCCATTTCGGCAAGCCGTACCTGTCCGGCGGGGGCGAGTTGTTGTAGCGCGGACCAAGGTTCTGGTCGTAGGCCCACCAGCCCTCTTCCCACATGTGCAGGGCCAGCATGGCGATCCCAAGATTGAACACCCCGGCCGAACCCTCTGGATCAAGTTTCAGAGCCCGCTTGGCACACTCGCCGGCCTGCTCAAATTCCCCCCGCTGAAGATGGTAGAAAGACAGCCCCGTATGGGGGTTGGCGTTATCGGGGTGAAGGTCGATTTCCTTCTCGAAAGCTTCCCGGCACTTGTCCTCATATTCGGGAACATTCTCGGCAATCTTCGACCATTCCCGCCCCAGGCTGTTCCACACCTCGTAGGCATCGGGCGACAGTTCAAGAACCTGCCTGAACAACAGCCCCGCCATGTAGTGATTGCCCTTGTCCGCATGAGCCGCGGCCATCAGGCACAGGATATCCGGGTTGTCGGGATACATGTCCGTCGCCCGGTTGCCGTATTCCAGCAGCTCATCCGCCCTGCCTTCGGAAGCAAGCCGCTGCATTTCGCCATAGGCTTCGATGGCGCTCATATACGGCCCTTCCATGTGCGGAGAAAGGCGTATTCCGGGTCGTTCAGTTTCTTGGCGACCCGCTTGTAATCCTGCGGGCTGTAAACGTCGATGCCTTCCTGCTTCCACTTGACGATCAGGTAAGCGGGGATGGTCGCGGCGTGCCACGCTTCGCGCTTCTTGTATTTCGCATCAACCTGTTCGCCCATGCGACGGTTTAACGCAAAGAAATCTTCCAGCCCCTCCTGCTCGTAGCCGATCAGGGTCTTTTTCTCTTTCCAGTCGTATTCGTGATACGTCTTCAGCCCCGTGAGAGGGTCATAGTCGAGTAGTCGTTTCGGCATGTAGTCCTCAAAAAAAGCGGGGGAGAGGTTGCCCCCTCCCCCTTGCGTTTACGAGGTCGAGCAATCAGCGACCTTGCCAGACGCAAACGGGTTACGACACTCAAGCGTCGTTTCCGAAAGCATCATGATCTTGTCGCTGTCGCCGGTCTTCGCAATCGGCACGGTCATCATGGGCCGCAACTCGGCATTAGCCCAATACTCCATATCGAGTACGTAGATCGTGTCCTCACGGGCGAAACGGTTCGGCACGATGGTATGAACACCGAAGTCCGAAACGTACACGTCCGCAGCACCGACGATGACGCCCTGCTTCAGTCCGTTCACGTCACGCTGCAGCGTGGCGATGCCGGTGAAGCCGGAAATCACGGTCTTGTTGAACGGCCCACACATAACCGTGCGCGGGTCGCCGCCGTTGGTCCAAGCCTGCCGAATAACGCTGTTCAGGTTGGCAACGGTGGGAGTGCCGCCGGACGAGGCAGCCGTGGGCGCGGTCGTAACCAGGCCCGTGGCCGAAGCAAACCCCGGCGTGGTCGCACCCGTGGTCGAGGTTCCGGCATTCGCATACGGATACTGAATGCCGTTGGTCGAGGCACTGCCCAGCCACGCTTTCACGCCGACAAGCCCCCGACCCGTGGCAGCGGAGCCGGCGGTGGCGGAATGCGCCTCCAGGAAAACGGCCTCGATGTCGCGTTTCAGTTCCTTGCCCGTCCGGGCCGTGTGGTAATCCAGTTCATCCGCACGGCCAGCGGGGTTCACGGCGCGCATGGTGCCGGTAACCACGATATCCTTGCGGAAAATCTGGGTGTAGTTCCGAAGCTTCTGCGTCGGAGTGAGGGCGGCGCCGCTATGGTCGTCGCCTTCAAGGGCCGCGTTCGCCGTGTTAGCAGCCGCGAGGTTGTCCATCTGCCAGTCGTGAAGCGTATTGCTCGCATTCACGCGCGGCAGATTCGAGACAAACGGAGTCTCGGTCGGTGAAATGTCGTAAATGACATCGGACAGGTCTTCGCGGATGCCAACAGCCGAGTACGTGACCCATGCTGCTGTCGGTAGAGCCATCTCGTTTTCTCCTAGGCTTTACGTTGCATCGCTAGTAAACGAGCGGCGTTCTCTACAGTTCCATTCTCCTGGAACGTCTTCTCGGCTTTCCGAACGTCGGATTCCCGCGGCGGGGCCTTCTTGGGTGCCGGTCGCGACACCTTTGGCCTGGTCTCGGCCTTTTTGCTCTGTCTCAGCTTGTCGTATTGACGCGCCTTCCAGACATAGGTGAGCATGTCGGCGTCATAGACCCTTTCCGCCAGTTCCCTCGGTACGCCCGTCTGGGTCATGTAGTCCCGGAGTTCGCCAATGGCTTTCACGCCCTTTTCAGGGTCTTTTGCCCATGACGGGAAACGCTGGAGGAGCTTGTTCTTGGAGGCTTCCACCTGTGCCAGGCGGGCCTCCTGAGCTTTTTGCATTTCTTCCTCACGTTGACGCCGCAGCTCGCGCTGCTGTTCCGTCATCGCTTCCTTACGCTCCTCGTAACGCGCCCTTTGAAGGTGGTACGCGTCGGGATCGTAATCGTCCGAGTTCACATCCAGCATGGACGTGGGGGGGGGTTTCAGTTCGTCGGAAGCCGTCAGGCGCTCCAACCGCTGTCGGGCGTCGGCTGCCAGTTTCTCAGCCTCTTCCCTTGCGGCTTTTGCAGTCTTTTCCTGTTCGGCCAGCTCGTTCAAACGCTGGTGAATGCCCCGGTCCCGGTCCTTGTCCCGCTGAATGATGACTTCCTTCACATCATCCGGCAGTTGCGACCACTTTTCCTTTGCATCACCAGACCACGAAGACGGCGGCTCCAGGGTCGGCGCATAGTCCTCCTGTAACTCGTCTTCTTCCTCTAAAACCTCTTCCGTTTCGGTGTCGAGGTCTTCTTCCTGTGCTTCGAGCGGGGCATCCTCATGGATAACCTCCTCCTCAAGCACTTCGGAATCTTCTGCCTCAGCCGCCTCTTGGGCAGGCGCTTCCGGCCTTGTCTGTCTCAATCGCTCGACGGCGCCATCTACTGTCGAGCCGTCGATGTCTTCAGCGTTCGTAGCCATACTGTTCCCTAGCTTCCTTCAGTTCACGTTCGGCGCGCTTGCCGTTTTCGATCATATCTTCCATTAGAGCCCGCGCACGTTTCAGGCCCTGTATCTGCCGGAACAGGTCTTCCCTGTACGCCGCGTCCTTGTCATCGGAGTTCGCCCATTCGTTCGTCAGGGACGCGAACGCCCCAACCCATGAATCGACGTAGGCAGCATTCTCCAGCAGGGCCGATGCTTCGCGGCCCCGTTGTTCCTGTTCATCCTTGGTCATGTGTTATCCGGGTCCCGGACGTTGGTGTCGATGTTGATCTTCCGGCTCTCAAGGCGGGCCTGTAATGCAAGCTCGCGGCGCTTGAGGTCGGTTTCCACGCCCAACTCCATGCCTTCAAGTTGCGCTTCGGTCTGAATCTCCAGCAGCTTGAGCTGTGCGTTCTGCATGAGTTCCTGAGCCTTGAGTTTGAGGTTCTGGATGACCTCGTATTTCTCCAGCCCAAGTTCTTCCTGCATCTTCGCCATATCCATCTGCAAGCGGGCCTGGTCGACCATTGTCTTGGCCTGGGCCTTCTGGGCTTCGAGCTGCACCCTTGCCATGCCCACCTGGTCAACCTGCGCCTGTTGGGCTTCCTGCGCCTGCTGTTGGGCAAGTTGTTGGCCTTCCGGCGTCAAGGGGTTGGTGAAGTACAGTTCGGCATGGGGGAAGCCGTAGGCGTCAACCGCCTGCGAAATCGCGTTCCACTTGTTCTGGGGCGAAACCAGTCCCAGCCCTGAGTTCTGAAGTTGGATAAGCGTATTGACGTTTTGCGCCTGCTGAATCTTGTTCCCGGTTCCCAGCCCGACGTTCACCATGCACTCGGTCTGTTCCGGCCATTTCGACGGGTCCACGTCCATGAACTTGCCGTTCATGCGGAAAGACCGCTTGCCGCCGTTCTTGCGGATCAGCCCGTAAAGGGCAAGGAAGATGTCCTTGACCCATGTTTCCGCGAACACGCGGGCAATCAGGGCCTGCTTTTCCTGCGCCAGCGTCATCATAAAACCCGCCGTGGTGGCGGGCGTTTTATGCAGCACGTTCGGGTCCAGCCCCTGCCCGAAGTTCGTCACCCCGGTTCGGACCTCGCCGATCTGGTCGAGCTTTTCCATCATGGCGTTGATGGTGTCGCCGATGAACTGGTTTTCCATCGGCACCACGTCCGCCTGCCCACCGGGCGCGGAACGAATACGGATTACGCCATCAACCCGCTTGTTCAGCACGTCATCAAGATTGACTTGGCCGGGTTGCGTTTCGTAGACCTTCACCCGGCCCACGTTGGCGCCGTACAGATTATCCAGCCAAATCCGCAGAATGGTGGATTTTATCATCTGCAGGTCGGCGACTTCCTCGGCAAGCGAAATCCCGTAGAATTCATGCGGCTTGATCGTGGGCGTGCCCGCCTGGTACGGCCAGTCGCCGTCCCATTCCACCTTTTCCAGAATCCGCGTGTTGTCGCCCGCGGTGGTAATCTTGTACCGCTCGGACATACCGTCTTCGTCGATGTCGATCTCGACGTAATGCTCGGTAATCTGGACCGTGCGGGACGGCTTATCCAGCGCCCCGGTATCCGACCGGGGGCGGGTGTCGTCGCGCTTGTCAACGAACGTGAAGGCCGGCAGGTCGTCCACATCCTCGAAGCCCTGCTTTTTCAGGTCGGAGGGCGTGGTCAGGATATCCTCGGCAACGTAGCACGCATCCTGGACGCGAGTGGCAAGCGGGTCGATATGGAAATTCGTGGGATGGACGTTGCCCACCATTTCCCTGGTTTCCGTGCGGGTCGTGCTGGTCTCGGCATCGAACAGCGTCACCTCGTTGCCCAGATCATCCGCTTCGAGCCGGGCCTCCACGGAAATGACTTCCATTTCCGGGTCGTCCTCAAGGTCGTCCAGTTCATCGACGGAAAGACCGTAAAGAGTCTCCTTTTTCGTCACCGTTTTTTCTTCGTTCCAGACCTTGGTAATCCCCACCGCATCAAGCAGGGCGTCCTTGAAGCCGGTATACAGCACATGGAAACCGTTGTTGCGGGACTGGAAGACGTGGTTTACGACATCGGTCGCCTCTTCCACGTATTGCTCATCCTCGGGTTCCACGGGGAGGAATTTCACCACCCGCGTTCCGGACGTGAAAACCTTCATCAACGCCGGCATGAGGGCTTCCACCTTGTCGCGGACATCGGTAAGGATGGCGTGAGATCGGCCGGAAATCTCATTGCCGAACAGCTTGCCCTCGAAATAATCATGCGCCAGGTCGCGCTTGCCCACCACCTCCTGCTGTTCATAGGACTCGGCGGCGGCTTTTCGCGCCTGTAGAACGCCGATGATTTCAGAGTCGTCTAGCATCAGCGTTTTCCCATCATTGTGTCGAGCAGTTGGCCTTCATGCGGGAAATTCTGAATCAACTCGTCCGGGCCGAATTCGCCGCTTTCCGTAAGAATGTCCTGCGCCCGACTTTGAGCAAGAGAAACGCCCGCCAGAACACTCGGATTTTTAATCAGCTCATCGACATCGAAGCCGCGTTTTGAAAAGTACTTTTTTGCCTCACGGTTTATTTCCGGGTCGCGTGAAGTGGCGATCAATTCGATTATTCGCGCCCAGTCTTCCCCGCTCAGAAAACGCCGCCGCCCCTTCTTGTCGTAAATAGCGGCGCGTTCAAATTCCGGCTTGGTAAAATCAATCCCGCGATGGGCCGTTTCATGTATAAGCGTCCCAAACGATGGATTGGGACCGAAAATCATAAAGTCCCCATAAGGAAACGAACGCCTCTGCCGCTTGAGTTCCCGAGAGATAAACGGCAGGTCCCTAACAAAAACCTCCGGGGTATTGTCTTCGGAAAACGGAAAATACGCCCCGGAAACGTTCATTTTAAATGGGAACTCCAACATTTTCTTAGGATCGGCTCCCAGAGCGGACAGCGGCGAACGCTTACGCATTTCGGGCTGTAACGATCTCACCACGTCCTCAAACGTCAACGCCGCACCAGCCATCGCGCCACCACTCCGGACCAACCAAATGAACGCCAAAATCCGTGGCCCAAACCCGAACAAAATCAGACATAAGCCACACTATTGCCGTAATCTATCTTGTCCCACTTGATGGCCGGCGCGGCGCCCATGCACATGTAGCGAACCGCATCCGCGGGATGGGAACACCAGTTATGCAGGGGCCGGTTCTTGAACACCCGCTTTACGTCATCGAACTCCCGGCGGTATTGCTTCAGGGCTTCGATCAGGCGCGAACAGTTCGACACGTCGAACCACATCCGGCCGATATGGTTTCGCACCGCCTGAACGCCGTCATCGACCTTGTGTTGCTCGACAACCCGGACCTGGTAATTCAGCAGCCCTTGCAGAACCTCTTCACGGGTTTTGCCGGCGATCAGTTCCCGTGCTTTCACGTCATGGGGGAACAGATGCTCGCCGTAGACATATTCACGTTCCTGCAACTCCCGCACATAGTCGGCCAGCGCCTTGCCGGAATCCTCGTAGTAGTCGATGACGTGGATGTTGGTGCCGACCTGCTGGAAAAACACTATGGCTGTAGAATCGCCGATACCAAGGTCCCAAGCAGTATGTACAGGCACAGCAGGGTCATAAGGCACGTTCCCAACCCGACCATCCTCAAGAGCCTTCGCCATGAGATCACCGTAGTAACTCCCCCGGATCGCTGCCTCAAACGAACACTCGAATTCCTGCTCGTATTCCTCGGGCGACATTTCCCGTTCCGCGGCCTGAAGTTCCTCGTCATCCAGAACCCCGCTTTTAGAAGCCCGGTACATGAAGGCCCGCCAGTCGTCAGCGGGAATGCGCTTGCCGTTCTTGTCCTCAAACCCATCGCGGGCGTTGATATACATGTCGTAGAATTCGTTGTGCCCCATGGGAGTGCCGATGAAAATCGCCCACCCCTTCCTGTCCGTCAGCAACGGGCGGATAACCGCTCCCCACAGCCCCGGCCGGTGCTGCGCGTGTTCGTCAAGAATCACGCCGTCCAGATACATGCCCCGCAAGGCGTCGGGATTGTCCGCTCCGAACAACTGGATGCGCGATCCGTTGGGCAGGTCCACCTTCAGGTCGTTTTCGTATATCTTCCGGCCGGGAATTTGATCGGTGTATTGCTTGAGGTAATCCCAGGCAACCTGCTTGGCCTGCCGGAAAAGCGGCGCGATGTACGCAAACCGCCCGTCGCCGCCCCTGTGTTCCACCGCCTCTCTTACCAGCTTGGCAATGCAGAATACGGTCTTTCCCCAGCGCCGATGGCAGACAAGCACGTTGAACCGTGCGAGACTGTCGTAAACCTCACGCTGGAGCGGCCGGGGGTTGAACAGGACAACCCGTTGTGGGGCGGCCATTTACTGCGGAGAAACCCGTAGACGAGCACGACGAAACGCCCGGTATTGCGTCATACCGACCTCTCAATTCAGGTTGTGAACGGTTTCAGTTAGCGGCTATACGGCGGTATTCGGCGCGGATGCGGTCCCCCATGCTTGGCGCAGGACAACCAATCACACCATTCCGCACACAACTGTCACATGGCTTTCCTACCGCCCTGGCGGGACAAGACGACCCCAAATCCCATCGCACCACCCGCCGCACCGCCTCGTCTATCATTTGTTCACGATTCATCGCTCCGCTCCGGCTATGCGGCGGTATTCGGCGCGGATAATCTTAGTATATTGTCCGTTTACGGTTGGCTTGAAGCTTTGAGCATATGCGTTATCGGCGCGTTTCGTGAGCAAATCCGCCGCCGATTTCAGCGGCCATTTATCGTTGTACCGGGAACGCTTACGGCGCGTGTTAATGATTGGAATCGCCCGCCGTACCGCCTCGTCTATCGCCTGCTCGCGGGTCATCGGAACGGCCTGCGGCTCGACGTTGTAAAGTGTCGCGCTGTCATCAGTAAACGAGACATTGCGGGTCATGCCGGATGCCTCGCATAGTAAACCGCGCAGGCTTCCGCTTCGTCCTCCCGTTCGGCAGTAAACGCATCCTCAATCAGCGGAATGAGTTTGCGATAGCGCGGTTCGTCCCGCTGACCAGCGTGCAACACGGCGTCAATATCGCTGGCGAGTTGCTCAGCGCGGGTCATCGCTGCTTTACACATTCGGCGCGGACCACCCAGTTGCCATACCTGCGATGTTCTGCACTCATCCCTGTCAGAGCGACACGGGCATCTTCGCAAAGCGCCAGAGTGGAGAACTCATGCTTGACCCACCGGCCGCTCACACCGCCATCGGAATCCCCGCTGAACACCACAAGGAAGGCCACGAGGACATAACTCATCGCTCCGCATCCATCTGGATTTCGGCGCGCACTTTCTGCCGATCACGATGGTTGGAACGCATCGCCTTCGCGCGACCCTTGGCGTTCCCCATCCATCGGACATCCGTGCAGAGCGTGCAGCGAACGTTGCGACGGGTCTTGCGCCGTTTGAAATTCATCGCTTAGCCTCCATATCGCTCATCGCCAGCTCGCGAAGACGCTTCCTGATCTCTCCAGTCGTCATGTCCGTTGGCGCGAAGTGGACAAGCGCGGCGGCCTCCATAGGCATAGTCTCACCAAACAGGGCTACCATCTCCTCCTGAGTGATCGGCCCGTAAACGTCGAGCGACCCAAGATTATCCGCGGCTGCCGGAGACCCGCTATCGCGGTAGACTTTTCGGGTCATCGCTTCGCCCCATCCGGGTTGCGCCGTTCCCACTCATCCAAATCATCCGGCCACATTTCCCCTAGTTCGTCGTCGCCACTCCCGCAGGTGGGCGCTGTATCGCTCTCAGTGGCGGGAGGGCTGCACAGCTCACACACGCGATAATCGTCATCCCCGTACAGAGCGGCGCCAAGACTGGCCCAGAACTCACGGGGTGCATACGGATTGCGCCCGCGAGACCATCCGAGACGGTTATCAAATAGATTTTTAGCGGCGTCTAGTATGCTTCTGTGCTCACCCTTGGTTCTTTCGTCGCTCCCGGTTGCGAGTGAGTCGGCATCAGTCTCAAGACTGAACGGCACCCTCGGGACTTCCCGAACTGCTATCCGCGTCTCCTCCCGCAAGCGGTCGATCGCCCGCGCCAACTCCAACAGACTCAACTGGTGGCGGGCTGTCGGCGGGTTGGAAACCCCGTCCCAAAGCGCAAGCAGCCGCGTTTCAACAGGCCCGGCCGTGGTGGTGTCATCGCTCATTTCTTCGCATCCATGGCGCGGTAGATTTCCGCCCAATTTTCGACATGAAGTTCTTCTGTGATTTTATCGCACCAAATGTCAGCGACAGATTCAGCCGCCTCAATCATCTCGGGCGTTACGTCGGTGGGCGGCTTCTGGTATTTGCAATTAGGGCAAAACCCGGTATCCAAATACACAAGAGAACATGTGCCGCAGATAGGACATGTTTCGCTGTCGTTCTCAGTGCGCCGGTTCTCCGGCGGACCAAGCCGCTGATAGCAGTCGTCACACTGAGATGCGGTAGGCCACCATTTTTTCGGCTCGTTAGCATGACACTTGCCGCAGTCATCGCAAACATGCTTGGACAGGAGGTATTCCTCCCAAGCACTGAGACATTCTCCGTTGTCGTCGCTCCCGCATGTAGGCGTTGTATCGCTCCCGGTGGCGGGCGGGTTGCGGTTTACGTGTGCCACCAGATGAAGCTCCAGCATCTCGCCCTGCTGGTCCATATCCGCCCGCAGACGGTCGATCTCCTGGGCCAGAATCAACATGCCCGCCGCCGGCCAGCTGCCCATTACCCGCCTATCCCGGCCCGCGAGCATTTTATCCTGCTTCAGCAACATCTCCATCAGCCGCGTTTCAGCCGACTCGGCCCTCTTGGTGTCATCGCTCATGGTTCGCACCCGGTGGCCTCGGCAGACCATACCCCCAGAGCGCCGGCAATAGCGCCGAAATAGGCCAGCATGGCCAACACCCGGTCAAACCCGTCAAAGGCGTGCCCGCCGTCCACCAACGTCATCACGTAAAACGGTGCGGCAATCATGCAAACGGTGCCAACAATCACGACAACGCCCATAACGGCGCCAATAGCCAACAGTCCAATCCACCTCATTTCTTCCTCCGTTCACGATACCGGCGCTGACGCTCGGCAGGGCTCAATGGCGGAGGCCGTATCTTCTGTCCACAGGTCGGGCAGACTGCCGGACTACCTCGGCTCTCAACCGAGTCCGGCGCCACCTTGCCCCGACTGGCGGCGTCAAAACAAGCCCGGCACATGCCAGACCCGAGATAGCCCTTGCCCAAGAAACTCGAACTGCCGCACTTCGGACAGGTAGGCATGAACCTCACCATAACGAACCCAGATACCCCCGGCCTATGAACTTCGGGCTGCCGCACTTAGGACATGTAGGCATAAAACCACTGCATATACCTGAACGTCCAGTAACCCCCCAACGATATGCCCCAAAACATCAGCAGGAGGGCCACACACCCAGCTAAACATTCTCCGGCAGCTACCAAAAACCTCACCATAACGAACCTCCGTCACGTAACGGAGAAACGTTACCATGTAACGGAACGGCGTGACAAGCGTTACGTTGTAGCGTGACGTAACGGAACGGCGTAACGAATTATTGGAGCCATATTCTATGGGGGAGGGT